CATTTTGTCATATTATTTTAATGAGTAATATACTTCATTTGATTCAATATTATAGTCTTCAAATATATCATTTAATATTTCAGTCTCAAATTCTTCTTGAAAGTTTTCATTATTTATATTAATGTCATAATTATTTAATATTTCATTTGTAATTTCAAATTTGAATTCGATTTGATTTGTTTTGTTTGAATAAATTTTTAAAGTCATTTTAATTTTATTTTAATTATTATTATTTATTAGTTATATATATTATCCAATATTAGTTGTATTTACTTTGTAATTATAGTAATTCAATTGACATATTCAATTCATCAAATAATTGTCCATATTCAGAGTCATATACATTATCAAGTGTGTAGACTACATTGTTGACTGTCATTTCATAGATATCATTATCCTCATCTATTCTAATTGTGATTGTGTTAGTGTTATTCATATTATTATTATTAAGTTGTTATTCATATATATTATCCATTGATAAGTGTATTTAATTTGTAAGTGAAGAGTGGGAGAGGAGGAGGAGGGGGAGGGAAGGGAGGAGGAGGGAGGAGGGAGAGAGATAGGGATAGGGAGAGGGAAATGATAGAGGAGGTGGGAATGGAATGACAAAATGGAAATGATGAGGGGAATAGGAAAAAGAAAGGGGGAGCCCATGTTAGAGTTGGGGTTTTCCTGGGGAAGGGGGGCGGGGGTAGGAGGGGGGCAACACTTCACTCCAATATTTATAACGTACTTTTTTTTAGTGACATAAGCCTATTAAGAAATAATTAGTAACAAGCTATTGTCACACTCCTTACCTAAGGATATTACTAGGGTAATATCTAGGGTTAGAGATAGGTTATTAGAGATAAAGTAATAAGCTATTGTCACACTTATATTAAATAATAAAAATTACGTGTGATTATTAGGAAATAGTGCACTAATTAAAATTTAACAACATGGCGTTTAAAATGAAAGGATCTCCGTATACAACGGGGACACATGCAACGAAAAAGACAATGGCTTATCAAGCTAGTCCTCTACCACAATACAACCGATTAGAGGGATATACTTATGGAGACGAGGTTATAGATCCTGATTATAAAGGTCCTGGAACTGGATATATGATAGAAGGTACTAAACCTAGTGCCTCAAGTGGTGAGAAGATGTCTAATCAAGCTTGGGAAGAATATTTAGCTAACGAAACATCAGAGCAAAAGAGAAAAAGATTAGAAAGAGAAAGTAGAAAAAAATTGACTGATGTTCAACGTAGAGTTGAAATGGATACAGAACCAATAACACTAGACCCTATTAAAATCGGTATGGATTTAGAAACTCCAACGCCAGGGAATTTAGAACAGATTGATTTTCCTTCAAGTAGTACCTCTACTGAAACTAAAATACCTAAAAAGAAAAAGACAACTAAAAAACGAAGAAGACGAAAAACATTTAAGGAAATAGTAAATCCTCATGATTTACATCCTTGGGTGGGAAAAAATAGCAAATTTGGAATATTTGGAAAGTATGGAGGAAAAGATAGAAAAAAGGTATTTGGTGGAATAGGGAGAACTTTAAAGAAAATGAATCCAGCGAAATTATTTAAAAGTAGAGGTGGAAACTGCCTTGTAGACCCAAACGCAACTGTTGGTAGACGTTAATAAAACATATAACTATGACATTTAAAATGAAAGGGTTTCCTCAACATAACACGTCTGCTTTTAAACAACAGACACACAAGTATAATATAGAAGGAGAAAATATAAAAATAAAAACAAAAACACCTGATCAAGATCAAACCCTTATCGATGCATATAATAAGTTCCAAACAGCTAATCAGATTTATAATAAATTTGCTAGTGATGAAAGATTTGGGAAAGATTTAAATCAAGAAGAAATGGCACAACTACAAAAAGAAATAGCTTTAGCTGGCGAAGCGTACAACAATGCTAAAACTGATTTCTTTAACGTTACAGATTCTTTAAGCAATGTTTTAAATAAAAAAGGACCATTTCCACAGCTTTTTGGACCGCGTAAAAAAGGTATTATTAGAAAAATTAAAGATTGGTTTGGAAATAGAAGATATAGAAAAAATTTTAGAAAAGATGTTAAGGGATTTGCAGGTGGAAAATGGAAAAAAAGAAGGTAATGGCATTTAAATTAAAGAAAACCGATTTAAAGCCAAGTTCTAGAGTAAGTTTTGACTCAGAACATGGTTTTGCAGCTGGATCACCAGATGAAAACAACGATATAAACTACATAAATACACCAACTGGAGAAATAGATATGACCAACACACCACATCGACTAAAAGCAGTTGATGAATATGGATTTGAAAAGACATTAGAGCCATTTAGTGGCGTACATATGTTCGCTGGTAAGCGTGTAAAAGAGATAAAATTATAACAAAAACTAATTATTAACCAAATAAACCAAAAATTATGACTTATTTGTACTATAAGACCAGTACATTAACTGGCAACCAAAAACCGAATGAAAAAACTATAAAACAGTGGGAACATTTGTCTAAAAAGAAGAACTGGAGAATAACACAGTTACCAAATGGATTCTATCAGACAGAAGTTTCAGAGCCAGACACAGAAGAATGGCACGCTGTAACAAGAAGAGAGACAATAGAGGGTGCTGAAACCGCTATAAATGGTAGCATAGAGCACTTTAATAAAAAACTAGAGTCTATAAAAGGACCTAAAGTAATTAAAACATTCAAATAAAACAATATGGCATTCAAAATGAAAGGTTCTCCGCATAAAACGGGGACTATGGAGGGAACTTCAGCACATAAATCAGCTTTAAAAGCTTATAAAACAATGAAAAAATACGGTAACGATGCCGTAAAGTTTGGTAGTACTGAAGGAAAATCAGTACCAAATAAAATGAAGTCTCCAATGGAGCAAATGTGTCCTCCTGGAGAAATTCCAGTAGATAAAGACGGTAATGTTTTACAGCAAAAATCTTCACCTAATAAGAAAATTGGTGAAAAAATTAAAAAAGGTGTTAAAAAAGCTGTTAAAGGAGTAAAAAAAGCCGCTGGAAAAGTTAAAGATTATTTAGAGACTCCAAGAGAAAAGCAGCAAGAAATGATGGAGAAAGGCGTTAAGAAGGTTGGTAAACATTTAAAAGATGTTGTTAAGCCTAAAGTAACTAAAACAGCAAAGAGTTCTATGTCACGTGTAGATCCAAGATCTGAAGTTATTGAATACTCTGGTAGCGCTACAACAAAAAAATCAAGGAAAAAACTTTTTGGAGGGGGCGTTGAAAAAGAAGTTACAACTTCTTATTCTCAAAGAGATGATGAGCCAAAAGGTGATAAAACTAAAACAACATCTAAGAAAACAGTAAAACGTAGATCTGGAGATGTTAAGAAAACTGTTGAGGTTTCAGATGATGGTACTAGAACTATCACTAAATATGATAAAAAAGGTAATGTTAAAAAGGTTAAAACTAAAAAAGATAAACGTGGGCATTATCTACCTGGTGAAACAATAGGAACAAAAATCAAATCTAGAAAAGTTTCTAAATCAAGAAATGCTGAGGCGGTACGAGGATTAGGTGATATTAGTGATGAGAAAAAACAAGAGATATATGAAGAAACCGGAGCAATACAGCAAAAAAAAGCGATGAAAAGCGCAAAATATTAAAAAACAAAGATTATGGCATTTAAAATGAAAGGAAGTCCTATGAAGAGAAATTTTGGTGTAGGAGCTTCGTCACCAGCAAAACAATTATTAGAACCAAACTATGAATCGGAGATGTATAGTGAGAAAATTGGACCAGCTAATGAACCTGGAGTAACGCATAAGCTTAGATTAGACGCCGATAAAGTCCCTCTTGGCGACGAGTATGATATAGAGTATAAGAACAAACGTGATCTTTATGAAGAATCTAGAGATTACGAAAAAAATCTACCTATTGACGATAAAATTATTCCAGGATCTTGGAGTCATAGTGGTAATGTAGAGGAAACTAATAAACCTGTAGAGGAAACGAATAAACCTCTTCCAAAACACTCAGTGGACGATCAAGGAAACCCAACCATGTTGACTTATACTCGGGAATATGATCCACGAACTAAAACTTGGAAAAAAGTACCTGTATATCAGCGGTACTAAACTTGACTAAGTAGAAACACAATTAAATTAAATTAAATTAAATGGAATACAATCAACCTAGCGAGATTGTCAAAGACTTGAACTTTGGTGATTCCGCAAAACAAAGAATTATAAAAGGCGTAGATAAACTTGCAAAAGCAGTTAAGTCTACTCTAGGAGCTTCTGGTAAATGTGTTATTTACGAAGACGCTCGAGGAAAACCGGTAATTACAAAAGACGGTGTAACCGTGGCAGAAAGCGTAGTCTTATATGATCCGGTTGAAAACATGGGCGCTACTTTAATAAAGGAAGCGGCTCGAAACACAGTGAAAGAAGCAGGTGATGGAACTACTACAGCCACTGTCCTTGCTGAAGCACTTATAAAGAATGTTAACCACGAAGAACATCATGGTACATCTATTAGAGAAATAAAAGAAGGAATACAATCCGGATTAAAAAAAGTTAATAAGTATTTAAACGATATATCTATAAACGTAGAAGGAGACATGTTAAAAGATGTTAGTTCTATATCTTGTAATAATGATAAGGTTTTAGGTAATATTATATCAGAAGCTTATGAAAAAGTAGGGAAAGACGGTGTTGTTTTAATGGAGCAATCTGAAACAGAAAACACTTATGTAGAAATTGTGGACGGCGTACAAATAGAGTCTGGACTTACATCACCTCATTTTGTAACCGATAACGAAAAACAAAGAGCAATTCTTGAAAATCCACTAATCTTAATCGTTGCGTCGGAAATCCCAAACGTTAGAAAAATACAAAAAGTATTAGAATTTGTTATTAAAAATAACAAGTCATTATTAATTGTTGCACCAGTATCTCAACAAGTTAAATCAGCTTTGTTGATGAACAGAGTAAAAGGTAATATAAAAGTTAATATAGTTGATTTACCTGGTTTTGGACCAACTAAACGTGATACCATAGAAGACTTAGCTATTTTAACAGGGGCAACGGTTATTAATGAAGAGCTTGGAGATGATCTAGATGGTATATCTTTAGATGTGCTTGGAGAAGCTGAAAAAGCGGTTACTGAAGATAAAAACACTATTATAACAACTTTAGAAACAACTGAAGAGGTTGGAGAAAGAATAAAAGAAGTTCAAAAACTTATTAAGAAAGAAAAGAACGAATATTTAAAAAGAAGAATAGAACAAAGACTAGCTATGTTATCTGGTTCTGTAGGAGTTATAAAGGTTGGTGCTGATTCTAAAGTAGAATTAAAAGAAAAGAAAGATAGAGTTGAGGATGCTATATACGCTACAAAAGCGGCCCTGAAAGAAGGTATCGTCCCAGGTGGTGGTATTGCTTTACTCAACGCATCTCAAACTATAGAAACTGAAAATATAGGAGAGAAAATATTATTAAAAGCAATAAGATCACCATTTGAAACTATACTAGATAACGCTGGTTTTACACAAACAGCGCCTAGACCAGAAAAAGGATTAGGTGTTGATGTTGTTACTGGAGAAAGTGTTGATATGATAAAAAATGGTATTATTGATCCAGTTCTTGTAACAAAAACTGCTCTTAAAAATGCTGTATCTGTAGTTTCGACTATAATATCAGCAGATTGTGTAATTTCAAATATCAGAGTAGATGAAGGCAGTTAATCATTACATAATTATAGAACAAATAAAAGATGAACCTAAAAAAGTCGCAGGTCTTATTTTAACAGAAGATACAGATACTGACAATAGGTACTTAAAGGCTAAAGTGGTATCAATAGGGAATAATGTAGAAGGAATAAAAGAAGAAGACGTTATATATTATGATAAACACGCTGGACACGGAATCCAACATAAAGATAAATTTTACCAAGTCATTAAACAGATGGACGTGGTACTTATAGATTAGACTTAAACCAAAAACTAAAAACCTAAAACCCAAAACGTAAAATTAACCTAATTATTAACCTTAAAAAAATTACAAAAATGGAAAAGTATTTGTATTTCAGATCTACAGCTACAGCTGCAGATGATGATGATGCTACAAATGGATCAAGATTGTACCCAGTATCTTCTTTTAAAGGTATGTGTATGGGGACTGCGGCAGCAACAGGTGTTATTACTGCTGACGAAGATGCTTTCAGTATGTTTTTTCAACCTATGGCTATACCAACAGGTGTTGTAGGTGAAGATCAAGCTGCTGCTGGCGATGGTGATACTTGTGATATTGTGGTGGTAGCAATAACTACTGATAACAACGCTAAAGTTGTTATGAAGGCTATTGTTGATGCTATGACCGCGCATCCTCACTCTAATGTTGTAGATATTTTTGATGGTGTTGATGGAACTAAAGCCCACAGCGACATTGAAGGTATAACTGTAATCCACACAGATTACGCTGACTAATCTTAAATGAGATTAACCGCGCAGGATCTGCGTGAAATGAATATCCTTAAGTATTACAGGCTCGTTAGAAAATGGGCCTGTAAGACTTACGGGTTAAAAGATGCAGATTTAGAATTATTAATTTATTTAGATTGTAAAGAAAGATTTACACGACAAGAGTTTATAGATGGTGTTTATACCATGAGTTGGGATAAAAACCGTTGGGAGAGATTAAGAAGAGAGGGTTGGATAGAAGTTTGGAGGCATCGCAATAGAACAACTATTAAATATAGTGTTTTCAAAACATCATTTAAATGTTCTCAATTGATAAGTAGGATATATAGAGTACTATTAGGCGAAGAAGATTTGCCTACATCAGAAAGATGTGTATTCTTTAACAATAAAACATATACCGATAAAGTCTTTAATAAAGCTATAGACGATATGGTAAAAGATAAAAATAGATAATATGGCTTTTAAAATAAAAAAATCTTTAATACAGGGCAGCGCTGAACATAGAGGCATGTCTTTTAAAATGCAAAGAAAAGATTTAGCACCTGGTATAGCTGGTGAAGCTAATAATGATGGCACTGTTTTTATAAGTAAAAATATTAAAAAAGGAAGTCCTGAAGAAGCAGAGGTAGGAGCTCACGAAGCTGATCACATGCTACGTATGAAAAAAGGAGAATTAGGATACTCAGACAACGATGTTACTTGGAAGGGTAAAAAATACCCTAGAAAAGATGGAAAAATATTATATCAAGGAACTTGGAGAGAAGAAGGTTGGGAGAAGTTTCCTTGGGAAAAACTAGCTTATAAAGCTGGAACACAAGCTAAAAAAGAAGCTGAAAAGAAAAATACATAAAATTAAAAAAATGGGAAGAAAATCAAAAGCAAAATTTAAAATGAAAGGTCATACTTTACCAGGTATTAACCAAAGATCTGAAACAGCAAATAACAAAGAAGGTAGATCTCCATCTTCAGCTTTTCAAATGGCAGAACCAGGAGACAGTCCAAATAAATTTCTTGGATTAGCAGCGATGGGAGCTGGAGCTGCTTTAGGTAGAACTAAATGGGGTAAAAGCGCTATAGGTAAAATAGGTGGAACACTTAAAAATATTGGTGGGAAATTTGGTGGTGTAGGTAGTAAACTATTTGGTGGCGGTGATAACGATGATGCTGCCGCTGGAAAAGAACTTTTAAAAGCAGAAGCTAAGGCAGAAATGGAAGAAGATACTGCAATGACAATGAAATTAAAAACAGGTAAAAAAAAACAATAGGTGGTAAACTAAATGAGGGAACATCACCTCATCAAGAATTATAAATTATGAATATATTAGGAATGCTTACAGGTGGAGGAGCTAAAGACCTTGTAAAGGGAGTAGGTGGAGTTATAGATAGTCTACATACTTCTGAGGAAGAAAAGCTTGAAGCTAATCAAAAAATAAAAGAGTTAGTATCCAACTACGAAGTAGAAATGGAGAAAACAATAACAGAAAGATGGAAAGTAGATATGAATTCAGATTCATGGCTTTCAAAAAATATTAGACCTATGGTTCTTATATTTCTAGTGGTAGCAACAGTATTGATGATATTTATCGATGCTGGTATGGTACAATTTGAAGTAAAAGATACATGGGTCGATCTATTACAATTAGTATTAATAACAGTGATTGGTGCTTACTTCGGTGGTAGATCACTAGAAAAAGTAAAAAAATAAAATTATGGGAATAAACTCAACAGAAGTAAGTTATCAATTTGGACAATTAGGTAGTGCTTACTCAGACATAGCTCAAGTAATAGTACCACCAAAAGATCACGTTATTGTGGCTATTACTTTTTTAGCTGATAATACACCAACAATATTAACGCCAGAAAAGTTAGACAGCGAAGGACCTGGTTATATAGCTATATCTGGATCAACTGGAGATGACGTGGAAGTAGCTGATAATAATTATTTCAACTTTAACGGCGTTCACGCTAGCCATGTAACTAACGGGACAATAGCTGCTGGTGGTGATGTAACTTTAGCAACTTCAGGCGCTAACAAAGTAAAAGTTGGGCAATATGTATTATTGGTAAATGATGACGCTGATGAATCAGGAGCTACAGCAATGACTATAGACGCTGAAACACCAACGCCAATATATTCTGGACCTAACAAACAAGGTGTTAAAGTTACTGGTTTTAACGGTACAACAACCGTTAATTTAGATGCGGCAATAACACCAAGTTCTCAAGCGTTGATTTTTCTTGATGAATTTCATGGTGCTGGAGGTTTAACAGCGGCTTCACAAGTGTTTCCAAAAGGAGTTACAATTTATGGTAGATGGACAGCGTTTAAACCATCTGCTGCTGGAGTAATAGCTTATTTTGGTAAATAAATGTTAGGTGCGGGATTAGGATCTCAACCCACAACTGAATGTGGTATATTTGGTAGTTACCAATGTTTGGAATTAGATGGTAATAGCGATTACGTTTCTTTTCCATCTGGATTAAAAAGCGCAATAAATACTAATTCAGGCACTATGTCCTGTTGGGTGGATTTAAGAGATAACGATGGCGCTAATAGTCAAAATATAATAAGATTAGCCAACGATTCTTCTAATGATAGTATGAGTCTTCAATTCCATAGATCAAACACAGAATTTAGAGCTATTTATAGGTTAGGTGGAGTTTATAAAGAAGCCACATATAATGATCTTTCTTTAGACGCTGCTGGTTATTTTGCTCAAGGATGGGTGTTTTTAGCTATGACTTGGGAAAGTGACGGTGAGGGAACTGGTGAAGTAAAAATGTACTTTAATGGTTCTATTTCAGAAACAGTATCACAACCAAATAATTGGGACGAGGAAAACAACGTAGATGTTGCTGTTATAGGTACTAACGATGGGGCAACTGGTGGTTTTGTAGATGGTTTTGTAGATCAAGTGGCTATTTATAATGTGGTAAAAAACGCAACAGAAATATCAGGAATGTATGGCAACGCAAAACCAGTAGATCTCACAACTGTTCAGGGTAGAGGACCAGCTTATACACCAGAGGGTTTGATAGCTTATTATCAATTTGAAGGCAATGCTTTAGATAGTAGCGGAAACGCCTATCACGGAACTTTACATGGAACAGCTGGTTTCAACACAACACAACCTTAGTAATATGTTAGGATTAGGAAATATAATAACAGGAGGAGCAGTATTATCTGAGTTTTTACCAACGGATATTAGTGATTTAAGTCTTTGGTTAAAGAATGGAACTGGAGTTACAGCAGCGCAATGGGATGATTCATCTGGAAACGGTAACCATGTTAAACAGACTACAAGTGGTGAACAAGCAACTGTAACAGATGGTGGGTTACAATTTGAAGGAGATAATAATGATCATTACGATTTAACTACAGGTATAGATATTGGTGCTAGTAATCCTTTTACAGTATTTGTAGTATTAAATATGCAAAGCTATGACTCACAAAATACTATACTAGGTAAATCTGGTGCTGCTAATGATAGATTTTTAGAGATGCAAAACGTTGATCAAATAAGATACAGACAAACAAGTACAACCGCTGTACTAAAATTTGAAGATAGTGGTAATTTTCCTTTAAGTACAAAATACTTAATTACTGTAACAAAAGATAGTAGCAGAAATTTAGTAGTAAGAAAAAACGGTAGTGTATTAACCCAAGCTAGTTCTACTGGAAACCCCGTTGCTTCTGGTGCGTTTACAACAGATCAGTTTGGAGGAAGAGGTAATAGTCCTGATAGAGATTTTGATGGAACGATATATGAGTTTTTGTTATACGAAAAATTATGTAGTTCTACTGAACTTACTAATATAGAAAATCACTTAATAAGTAAACACGGATTATAAGAATAAAATATTAACAATTAAATTAAATAAAATGGCAAAAAGAAAAACAAAAAAAGTAGAAAAACCAACAAGAATTAGTAAAGAAGAATTAAATAGAATGCAAAGTATTATTACTAATATTAATAAAGCTCAATTAGAGATAGGTAGCATTGAACATAAAAAACATACTATATTACACTATATAGATAATTTTCAAGATCAATTAAATATAATGAGAGATGATTTTGAAAAAACTTATGGTACTAGCGATATTAATATTCAAGATGGTACTATAAATAGAAATAAAAATGAGCAAATTAATTAGAAAAATAACTGTAGGTAAAGATTACAAAAATGATGCTATGCATTATTCTGTTGGTCAAGAAGTTTACGGTGGACACAAAATAAATGATATAATAGAAGAAGATGATAAATACTCTATTTATATTAAAAAAAATAACGACGTGTTACCTTGGAAAGACTTTAACAAAAATATGGCTATATCTATAGAGTATAATTTAGAATATTAATGAAGGCGCCTTTTGACTTTGTGATAGAGCCAAAAGGAAATAGATATAACAATACTAAAAAAATTGGTGATAAAGATCTTATTATAAACACAGAAATAATAAATCATCAATTTGTAAATAGAGAAGCTATTGTTAAATCTATTCCTACAGCTTTTAAAACAGAAATAAAACCTGGAGATACTATTATAACGCATCACAATGTGTTTAGACGTTGGCATGATGTTAAAGGTAGAGAAAGAAATAGTAGAAGTTTTTTTGATGAAAATACATATCTTATAAAAGAAGATCAAATATTTTTATATAAAAGAAACAACGAGTGGACTGCGCCAAAAGGATATTGTTTTGTACAACCTTTACAAAGTACAGATAAATTAGATATAAACGCAGAAAAACCTTTAATGGGTATAATTAAATATACTGATGGAGTTTTTAATAAAAACGAATTAGTTGGTTTTACACCAAACTCTGAATATGAGTTTATAATCGATAATAAAAGATTATATAGAGTTATGACTAAATTTATTACAATTAAATATGAATACGAAGGAAACGAAAAAGAATATAATCCGAGCTGGACGTAAGGCTGTTGATGAATTAATTAAAGTTGCAGAAGAAAAAATTATTACTAATACAGAAGATGATGTGTCTGCTGATAGATTAAAAAACGCTGCCGCTACTAAAAAGCTAGCTATATTTGATGCGTTTGAAATACTTAACAGAATCCAAGAAGAAGAAAATATTATTGAAGGTAAAGAACCCGAGGAAAAAAAAGAAAGAGTATTCAAAGGATTTGCTGAAGGAAGATCAAAATGAAATACGAGCAAAGTTTAGTTAAAGTTGTTGAACCTATAAAAAGAACAACTATCACGAGAATGAATCGTGGTAAAAAGTGGAAACACGGTTATAATAAAGAACATGATTTAATTGTACTATCTCAAAATGGAATTATAGGTGAAATTATAGAAATACAAAATTTAATTATAGCGCTACCAAAACCACCTAAAGAAGTGTATACGCATCCAGAGAATAAGTGGGTTAAACAGGAATACCCTAAAGAGCTCCAAAGGATTAAAAATATATTCGATTGGAGAGGTTATCCGGAAAATAATAAAGAAAAATGGTACGATTATATAGACGAAGAATTTAGAAGAAGAGAAGAAGGATTCTGGTTTATGAACAATGGTAAACCAACCTGGATAACCGGTACGCACTATATGTATTTACAATGGAGTAAGATTGATGTTGGTGCTCCAGATTATAGAGAGGCAAATAGATTGTTTTATATATTTTGGGAGGCTTGTAAGGCAGATAAAAGATGCTACGGTATGTGTTACCTTAAAAACAGACGTTCTGGATTTTCTTTTATGTCGTCAGCTGAAACAGTTAATTTAGCTACAATATCAAGTGATAGTAGATATGGTATATTATCAAAAACAGGTGCAGATGCGAAAAAAATGTTTACAGATAAAGTCGTTCCTATATCAATTAATTATCCGTTCTTTTTTAAACCTATACAAGATGGAATGGATCGTCCAAAATCCGAGTTGGCTTATCGTGTTCCCGCTAGTAAGTTTACGAGAAAAAAGATTACAGCGAATGAACAACTCGAAGATATCAAAGGACTAGACACAACTATTGATTGGAAAAATACAGGTGATAATAGTTATGATGGGGAAAAACTTAATCTACTAGTACATGATGAAAGTGGTAAATGGGAGAGACCTGATAATATATTAAACAACTGGAGAGTTACAAAAACATGCTTACGATTAGGTAGTAAAATAGTTGGTAAGTGTATGATGGGCTCTACTTCAAACGCATTAGATAAAGGTGGAGACAATTTTAAAAAACTATACGACGCATCAGATGTCACACAGAGAAATAGAAATGGTCAGACAAAATCTGGTTTATACTCTTTGTTTATCCCAATGGAATGGAACTACGAAGGATTTATTGACGAGTACGGACTTCCAGTATTTGACACTCCTGACACAGATGTCGTTGACCCAGACGGTGAATTAATAGATATAGGCATAGTAGAGCATTGGGAAAACGAAGTTGAAGGATTAAAATCTGATCATGATGCTTTAAATGAGTTTTACCGTCAGTTTCCAAGAACAACTGAACACGCGTTTAGAGATGAAGCAAAAAATAGTATATTTAACTTAGTCAAGATATACGAGCAAATAGATTATAACGAAGGTATTAATAGTTCTAATGTAACTAATAGAGGTAATTTTCAGTGGGTTAATGGAGTGAAAGATACACAAGTAATATTTTATCCAGACCCAAAAGGTAGATTTAATATTAGTTGGGTACCACCTCAGCAACTTCAAAATAGAATTGTTTTAAAAAACGGTGTAAAATATCCCGCAAATGAACATATGGGGGCATTTGGTTGTGACTCGTATGATATATCTGGAACAGTTGATGGGAGAGGATCAAACGGAGCTTTACACGGGTTAACAAAGTTTAGCATGGAAGATTGTCCACCTAATCACTTCTTTTTAGAGTATATTGCTAGACCACAAACTGCTGAGATATTTTTTGAAGACGTTTTAATGTCGTTAGTGTTTTATGGAATGCCCATACTTGCTGAAAATAATAAACCTAGACTTTTATATTATTTAAGAAGAAGAGGATATAGGGGTTATTCAATGAATAGACCAGATAAAATATGGAACAAATTATCTGTTGCAGAAAAAGAAATAGGTGGAATACCTAACTCTAGTGAAGATATAAAACAAGCGCACGCAGCCGCTATTGAAATGTATATACAACAATACGTTGGACATTTAGGAGATGGAAAGTACGGTAATATATATTTCAATAAAACATTAAATGATTGGGGTAGGTTTGACATAACAAAAAGAACAAAATACGACGCAACTATTAGTTCTGGATTAGCAATAATGGCTTGTAATAGACATTTGTATATTCCAAACCCAAAAATAGAGAAACCAAAATTAAACATAAATATCGCTAAATATTCAAATAAAGGTGGTATGTCTAAATTAATTAAAAAATAATATGAGAGGTAATCATAATTTTCCAAGTCAAATAGTTAGTGATAAAGAAAAGTCAACTTATGAATATGGGTTGAATGTCGCGAAAGCTATACAAGCAGAATGGTTTGATTCAGAAAGAAATGGAAATAACAGATATTCTAATCACTCTAACAATTTTCACAGATTAAGATTATACGCTAGAGGAGAACAGTCAATACAGAAATATAAAGATGAATTATCAATTAATGGTGATTTGTCATATCTTAATTTAGATTGGAAACCAGTTCCAATAATACCTAAGTTTGTAGATATAGTTGTAAATGGAATATCAGAACGACAATATTCTTTAAAAGCTTATTCTCAAGATCCTTATGGTGTTGAAAAAAGAACACAATATATGGAATCTATATTAGATGATATGGCCGCTAAAGAATTTGATGCTATGGCTAAAAATCTATTAAACATGGATTTTACTAAGAATAAAGAAGAAGAGATACCCGAAACACAAGAAGAGCTTGATTTACACATGAGTATTAATTATAAACAAGCTGTTGAAATAGCAGAAGAACAAGCTTTAGAGGTTTTACTTGATGGTAATAAATATGATTTAAATAGAAGAAGAATAATTTATGACCTAACCGTTTTAGGTATAGGAGCAGCTAAAACATCTTTTAATACAGCTGAGGGTGTAACAATAGAATATGTTGATCCTGCTAACTTAGTGTATTCTTACACAGATTCGCCTTATTTTGAAGATATATATTACGTTGGTGAAGTTAAATCATTACCTATAAATGAGGTTATTAAACAATTCCCAGATATAACAGATTCTGAACTAGAAGAAATATCAAAGAGTAATTACAAATATAATTATAGATATGGTAATCGTAAAACAAATATTGATGAGGACAAAAACAAAATAGATATATTATATTTTAATTATAAAACATTTAAAAACGAAGTATATAAAGTAAAGCAAGTTGGTAGTGGCGCAGAAAAAATTATAGAAAAAGACGATGGTTTTAATCCACCTCAAGAAGATGTTAGATTTAGTAAGCTTAGTAGAAAAGTAGAATGTTTATATGAAGGCGCTTTAGTTTTAGGAACTAATAAATTGCTAAAATGGAACATAGCAAAAAACATGATGCGACCTAAAAGTGATTTTACAAAAGTTAAAATGAACTATTCTATAGTTGCGCCTAGAATGTATGATGGTAGGATAGAGAGTTTAGTTAGTAGAATTACTGGTTTTGCTGACATGATACAATTAACACATTTAAAGCTTCAACAAGTAATGTCTAGAATGATTCCAGATGGAATTTATCTTGACGCGGATGGTTTAGCAGAAATAGATTTAGGTAATGGTACAAACTATAATCCACAAGAAGCGTTAAATATGTTTTTTCAAACGGGTAGTATTATTGGTAGATCATATACTGCTGATGGTGATCAAAACGCTGGTAAAATACCTATTCAAGAAATACAATCAGGAGGTGGTACTAAAATGCAAAGTTTAATTCAAACTTACAATTATTATCTTCAAATGATAAGAGATACAACCGGGTTAAACGAAGCTACAGACGCTAGTACACCAGATCCTAAGTCTTTAGTTGGTATTCAAAAGTTGGCAGCCGCTAATTCTAATACAGCGACTAGACATATACTTCAAGGAGGCGCGTTTATAACACAGTCTATTGCTGAACAGTTGTCATTAAGAATATCAGATATTGTAGAATATTCACCAACTAGAAAAGCGTTTATACAAGCTATAGGTGCGCACAACGTGGCTACGTTAGAAGAAATGTCACAATTACACTTATATGATTTTGGTATATTTTTAGAACTAGCACCTGATGAAGAAGAAAAACAGATATTAGAAAACAATATACAAACAGCTCTTTCACAGCAAACTATAGATCTAGAAGACGTGATTGATTTAAGAGAGATTAAAAATATAAAATTAGCAAATCAACTTTTAAAAATACGTAGAAAGAAAAAGATGCAAAAAGATCAGCAAATGCAACAAGAGAATATGAAAGCACAAGCAGAGGCTAATGCTCAACAAACCCAAGCAGCTGCTCAAGCAGAGATGCAAAAAGGTCAAGCTGAGTTGCAAAACGAAATACAATTAGAAACTCAAAAAGGAGAAATTAAAAAAGGTACTCTGCACGCTGAAGCTGAAGTTAAGAAGGCATTAATGGATCATGAGTTTATGTTGAACATGCAAATGAAGGAAATGGAATTAAAAATGATTCAACAAAGAGAAAGTAAAAAAGAAGATCGTAAAGATATGAGAGAAATGGGTCAAATGCAAAATAAATCTGAAATGGAAAATCAAAAATTAGAAAATGATTTAACTAAAGAGATAGCAAAAAAAGGCTTTGAATCTTCTGGTAACGATGTTATTGGAGGAGGAATGAGACTAGGCGCGTTTGAACCTAAATAAACAAAAACTAATTATTTAATATTATTTTATTATGGCAAAAAAAGAAAAAGAAAAAGTAGCCGAGCAGGCTCCTGAAAAACCACAAGTAGACGAAAAAGTCGAAAAGTTAAAGGTTAAAAAACCTAAAATGAAAAAATTTAAAACACCTTCTGATAATATAGCTAAAGTAGACCTTAAAGAGTTAGCTAAAAAAGCAGAGGATGTAGTTAAAATTAAAGAGGAACAAAAACCAATAGAAGAAATAAAAGTTCCTGAAGAAGTTAAAGAAGAAAACAAAAAGCCAGTTGAAAAAACTGAACAAGTAGAGCAACCAATATTAGAAGAGGTTACAGAAGAAGCTAAAGAACAACCTACTAATCCAACTGTTCCTACAAAACAACAAATTGAAACTAAACCAGAATATCCAGAAAATATACAAAAACTTGTTAATTTTATGGATGAAACTGGAGGTGATATAAATGATTACGTAAAGTTAAATAAAGATTATAGCGACATGGATAATCTTACTTTATTAAAAGAATATTATAAAACTACAAAACCACATTTATCATCTGAAGAAGTTGATTTTTTAATGGAAGATCGTTTTTCTTATGATGATGAGGTTGATGAAGATAAAGATATTAAAAGAAAAAAATTAGCGTTAAAAGAGCAAGTTGCCAGCGCTAAAAGCCATCTGGACGGGCTAAAGTCCAAGTACTATGAAGATATTAAAGCTGGAAGTAAACTTACACAAGATCAACAAAAAGCTATTGATTTCTTTAATAGATATAACGAGGAGTCTAAAGCTACCGAGCAGGCTCAACAAAAAGCTAAAGACAAGTTTTTAAATAAAACTAATGAAGTTTTTAACGATGAATTCAAGGGCTTTGAATACAAAGTTGGAGAAAAAACTTACAGGTTTAATGTTAAAGACCCTAACCAAACAAAAGAATCTCAAAGTGACATTAATAACTTTGTCAAAAAGTTTTTGAACAAAGAGAGTCAAATGGAAGATGCTAAAGGTTATCACAAAAGTCTTTTTACCGCTATGAATGCTGATGCTATAGCTAATCATTTTTATGAGCAAGGTAAAGCTGATGCTTTAAAAGATAGCGTTGCTAAATCTAAAAACATTGATATGAGTCCAAGACAATCTCATGAAGATATTGTTGGAAATTCAAGTTTTAAAGTTAGAGCTATAGAAGATGGTAGTAGAACGAACTCAACGTTTAAATTTAGAAAACGAAAATAACAATTTAAAATTAAAACAAAATGGCAATTACAAACGGAGATAATTTGAATTCAATACCTGCTGCACAAAGACAGGTGTTGTCTACAAATTATATTGATTTTACATCTAGCGATACGGCTGGATGGGCACAACAATATCTGCCTGACTTAATGGAAAAAGAAGCTGAAGTATTTGGTAACAGAACTATTTCTGGTTTCTTAGAGCAAGTTGGAGCAGAGGAGTCTATGACTTCAGACCAAGTAGTTTGGTCAGAACAAGGTAGATTACATCTATCTTATATAGCGACTATGTCAGATGTATCTAATAACTATATTGATATTGTATCTGATATTGATGGTAACAGCTTGGCTGATGATGGAGCTGGTGGAAACTTTTATGTTGACAATTCATCTGCTAATCAGCAAGATCACGGTATTAGAGTAAATGATATGCTTTTAATAGCGTCTGCATCTGCTAATGTTACTACAAGAGTAATAGTATCTGCTATCGTAGCTGATGGTTCGGCTAATGCTGGTAGATTAACTGTACTACCTTACAATTCAGGAGCTGGTTCTTCTGCGATTGCATTATCTAACCTTGGATTTGTAACTACAGCTAGTGACCTTAGAGTATTAGTATATGGTTCTGAATACAAAAAAGGTGACAACGGTAGAACAGGTGCTGTTTCTCCAACGTTTAAGTCTTTTACTAATAAACCTATCATTATGAAAGATAAGTATGAGATCTCAGGATCTGATGCATCAGCAATTGGTTGGGTTGAAGTTTCTGGTGAAGACGGACAAAACGGTTATATGTGGTACTTAAAAGCAGAAGGTGATACTCGTCAAAGATTTACTGATTACATGGAAATGTCTATGATTGAATCTATAAAAGGTGTTGCCGCTAACACTACTGCTGACACGGCTGTTTTACAGGCTAACTTTGGTACAGAAGGTTTATTTGCTGCTATCGAAGATAGAGGTAACACAACAACTGGTGTGACTGGTGTTAACGCTGCTACTGATTTAGCTGAATTCGATGCGATTTTAGCTGAATTTGACAAACAAGGAGCTATTGAAGAAAACATGATGTTCGTAAATAGAGCTACTGCTTTAGCAATGGATGATATGCTTGCTTCTATGAACTCTTATGGAGCTGGTGGTACTTCTTACGGTGTATTTGATAACGAAGAAGACATGGCGCTTAACTTAGGTTTCTCAGGATTTAGAAGAGGTTCTTATGACTTTTATAAATCCGACTGGAAATATTTAAATGATTTCTCTACTAGAGGAGCTATCAACTCTGCTGACGACGTTAACGGCGTTAGAGGTGTTATAATCCCTGCTGGAGTATCTTCAGTATATGACCAAAACTTAGGTAAGAACTTAAAACGTCCTTTCTTACATGTTAGATATAGAGCTTCACAAACAGACGACAGACGATTCAAAACTTGGACGACTGGTTCTGTTGGAGCAACTACTTCTGACTTAGATGCGATGGAAATCCACTATCTATCTGAAAGATGTTTAGTAGTTCAAGGTGCTAACAACTTCATGATAATGAAGTAAGAACACTTATTTAAAGAGTCGAGGCTTCGGCCTCGGCCCTTTATTTTTATTAATTTTATTATATATTATATTATGGCAAAGAAAAAAACAAAAAAAGAAGAGGTAGAAGTACCTGTTGTTGAGACACCCGTTGTTGAAACACCTAAAACTAAAAAAATAGAAAACCCTAAAAAACCTCATATAGAGGATAATTGGGAAATAAAAGATAGAACATATTTTTTGAAAAATGGTAAAACACCACTTTCATATATGATTAGATCAAACAATATATTTTGGTTTGACGAAGATAAGGGTTATGAAAGAGAATTAAAGTATACGGTTAACCAAAGAACACCTTTTGTAGATGAGTTTAAAGGTGACGCTAGATTAGCTCATATAATATTTAGATCTGGATCTTTATTTGTACCAAAACAAAAGCAAACATTACAAAAACTTTTATCGTTATATCACCCGCATAAAGATAGTTTATATGCAGAGTACGAACCAGTGAAAAGAGCTGAATCTCAATTAGATTGGTTAGAATTTGAAATTGCTGCGTTACAAGCTGCCTCTAATTTAGATATAAACATGATGGAAGCGGTATTAAGGGCAGAGATTGGTTCTAAGGTATCAGAGATGAGTTCTAGTGAGATTAAACGTGATACGTTATTATTCGCTAAACAAAACCCTCAATTGTTCTTAGAATTAGTTACAGATGAAAATATTCAACTTAGAAATTTTGGTATAAAAGCCACTGAGATGAATATATTAAAATTATCTGATGACCAAAGAAATTTTACTTGGGCTAGTACAGGTAGAAAACTAATGACAGTTCCTTTTGATGAGCACCCATATTCAGCTTTAGCTGCGTGGTTTAAAACTGACGAAGGAATGGAAGTTTATTCCAATATTGAAAAGAGATTAAAATAATCTAACTGTAGGAGCGATCGCCCTACGGGGCGATTGCAAACTACAAATTAAAAAAAATATGGTAAATATAGATACGGTATATCAAAGAGTCTTGGCTATAGCCAATAAAGAACAAAGAGGATACGTAACTCCTCAAGAGTTTAATCTATTAGCAAACCAAGCGCAACTAACTATATTTGAAGAGTATTTTATGTTAATGGCACAAGCGCAAGCAGCCATTGGTAATGACACAGAATATTCTGATATAATAAATACTTTAAATGAGAAAATTAGTATTTTTAAAAAATTAAGTTCTGATTTAACATATTCTAATGGATATTTTGCTTATCCAAGTGATATGTATAAATTAGGAACTCTTTACTACAATCACAATGGCGTGTCTACTCATAACGGAGTAGAAGTTCAAGAAATAAATCACAATGAACTACAAGATTATTATCAATCACCTTTAACTACGCCAACAACATCCAGACCATTATATATTAAGACAAGTAGCGGTATAGAAGTTTTTTCATCAACAACTATAACAACTAATGTTAAAGCTAGTTATATTAAAAAACCTAGTAAAGCAGAGTGGGGTTATGTCGTAACAAATGGTCAGGCTTTATATAACGCTGGATCATCAGAGAATTTTGAACTACATGCTTCAGAAGAAAGTGTGTTAGTTATGAAGATATTAGAATTAGCAGGTATAGTAATTAACAAACCTGAATTAGTAACAGTTGGACAACAAAAACAGTAAATAAATGGGATTATTAAACGATACGGCAAAAGATTATTATAGTGGAAGTGATTTTGGAGGTTATCAATTTGTATCTTTAGATAATATAATTAATAACTTTATGATAGCTTATGTTGGTGAAGGTAAAATTATACCTAAAGTCAAAAGAGCAGATGTTTCTTTTCACGCACAACGAGCTATACAAGAATTGAGTTATGATACATTCAAATCTACTAAATCTCAAGAAATAGAATTACCACCATCTTTAACAATGATGTTACCACAAGATTATGTAAATTATGTAAAACTAACATGGTTAGATGGAGCTGGTGTAGAACATATAATGTATCCCGCTTCTAAAACATCAAATCCTTTTTCTATAAAACAAGCCTCTGATGGTAGTTATAGTTTTGATGCGGATGACGATGGAACAGACGATACTACTTCTTTAATAGAAAATGATGAATCAACTACTTGGTCAAGATATAAATCTCATACCCCTGCTGAAACAAATGATGATTATGAAGATGACACTTTTTGGCCTAATATGGGACAAAGATATGGATTAGAGCCTTCTCACGCTCAGGCTAATGGTTCTTTTTATATAGATGAATTAAAAGGAAAAATACATTTTAGTTCTAATATTTCAGGAAAAACTGTAACATTAAAATATATAAGCGACGGACTTGGTACAGATGAAGAAATGATAGTACACAAATTTGCTGAAGAGGCTATGTATAAATCTATAGCTTATGCAATACTATCTACTACTATTAACGGACAGGCTTTAGCGCCTACATATCAAAAACAAAAATCAGCCGCTATAAGAGTAGCGAAAATAAGATTATCTAATTTAAAAATTGAAGAACTTACTCAAATAATGAGAGGTAAGTCTAAATTTATAAAACACTAATACATGTCAGAATTAAAACGTAGTTTCGGTTCTGCTAAAATGAACAAGGATTTAGACGAAAGACTTGTTCCAAATGGAGAATATAGAGACGCTTTAAATATACAAATTTCTACTACAGATGATTCTGATGTTGGAAGCATGCAAACTATAAAGGGTAATACTTTACAACAGGATAATGTAACTTCTAACATTGGTAGTCAATCTAAAGTCATAGGTTCTATTGCTGATGAAAAAAATAATAAAATATATTACTTTGTAGCTGGATATCCTGAATTTATAGATTATATATTGGAATATGACACGGTTAGTGGTAGTATACTTCCTGTTGTTGTAGATGTGTATTCAGTAACTACAGAAGTATCGTCTAGTTCTTTTTATTCTGCAGGTAGTCCAAACTCAACCCTAAACATTAGTGATCAAGGAGGTCTTACAAGTAATTTAACAAATGTACGTCCTGGTATGCGTGTTATAGGTAACTTTGATGGGGTTAGTATAAGTTTTGCTAGCAATATAAGAGTTCAAAAACTAAAAAGAGGTATTCTTAATGATTGGGAGATTTTTTTAGATGATTATACAGATAATTTATCTTTGTTTACATTGGGATATAATTTTAATCAAGGAGAAACTGTAGTGTTTAAAGCTGAAAGAAATTTAAACTTTAATCTAAATCAAAAATTAACTGGTATTAATATTATTGGAAATGAATTATTTTGGACTGATGGTAGAGGCGAGCCAAAAAGAATAAATATAATAGATTGCAAAGCTGGAACAGATACTTCTGGATTATACCATACAAGAATACCGATTAAACGTGATGACAATACTATTATTACATTTCAAGGTGTAGACAAAATAGACCGTAGAGTTCAACCAGCTTATCTATCTGAAGAATATATAACTACTATAAAAAAATCACCATTATATCCACCAACTCTAATATTAAGTAATACGTCTGACGGTAGAATAAATAGTGATGGAACGCCCTCAACGTTAACATCTTCTGTTGATACTGCTTTTATCAATCATGATGATGAAAATTTATCTCCTGGTGATATAAAAAACATAACTTTTAATACAACTCCAGACTATTTACCTGGAGATACAATTATATTAAGAAGATTAGACGAGTTTACAGATGGTAACTTAAATGATTATGAGGTTGCTATAGAAATATTAGAGTATGATAACACAACTGGAGATGCTAAAATAAAAATAATCTGGATAGAAGACAATCCATCTGGTGGTGCTATAAATGATTTAGTTGGAGGCGTGCCTCAACCAGCGTTGTTTTTCTCTATGTTAAAACAAGAAAAACCTTTATATGAGTTTAAACTACCTAGATTTGCATATAGATATAAATTTAAAAACAATCAATATTCTTGTTATTCTCCATTTTCAGAACCTGCTTTTTTACCAGGAGATTTTGATTATGTGCCAAAGGAAGGTTATAACCTAGGTATGGTAAACACATTACGAAGTTTATATGTCATGGATTTTGTACAAAATACAGATGCTATACTTAAAGACGTTATAGAGATAGATATACTTTATAAAGAATCTAATTCTAATAATATATATACTGTAAGAACCATAAAAGAAACAGATGATGAGTTTGCTGTTAACGGTTCTGCCTCTACAGTTTCTAATTTACCATTATGGATGGCTGCGTATGCTAGAACTAGAGGCGCTATTAGAATAACTACTGAAATGGTTAGAGCGGCTGTAGCATCTAATCAATTATTAAGACCATGGGATAATGTTCCTAGAAATGCAAAATCACAAGAAGTCGTAGGCAATAGAATTGTTTACGCTAATTATTTACAAAACTATAATTTAACATAAATATGGCGGCACCAACAACAGGATCATCTAGTATAGCTCCAGCGACTAAAGTAAAAATGTCAGCAAACGTACAGTCAGAATTAAAAACTGGTATAGTAGGTGAAAAGTCTTTAAAATCTTTAAGAACTTATCAATTAGGTGTTGTTTATAAAGATGAATATGGAAGAGAAACACCTGTGTTTACTTCTGAAAACTCTTCTTTTACAACAACTAAAGAGTTATGTGATAATAAAAACGCTGTGGTTGTATCATTAAAAAACACATTACCAATATGGGTTGATACGTTTAAGTTTTTTATTAAAGAAACCTCTAACGAATATTACAATGTTTGTATGGATCGTTGGTACGATGCTGAAGATGGTAATATTTGGTTATCTTTTCCGTCAGCAGAGAGAAATAAAATACAAGAAGATACGTTTTTAATATTAAAAAAGAAAGCTAGTAGTCAAGAGGCTGTTTATGAAGACACAAAATATAAGGTTATAGATATAAGCAATGAAGCGCCTGACTATATAAAAACTGATTATGAAAAATATGGAGAACAGGTTTTAACAATAACAGAGGCAATTCCTAATTCATCTTTAATTAAAATAGACTTTACAACGGGTAACGACTCTACTGATTGGGACAACTCTGTTTTTTATGACGAAACTTTAGTTAAAGACGATACAACCAACGCTGCGACGCCTGGTGTTACAGAAACTGGTTTTATAGGTTGGCCGTTAGAAGACGTTGTAATTGATCTTTCTATAACAGGGGCTGCAACAGGATGGTTAGATGTGGCTAATATATATAAATATGACGCTAATAATATATACATCGCGTTGTCAAAACCCTTATTGGGTTCTCAAGTAGATAACGTTCAGAGTGGTGGTATATTGTCCGTGTTACCAGCTGGAACGGGTGATGTTACTGTAAAAATGGCTAAAAAAGTTGTAAAAAACAAATCAGAATTTAATGGTAGATTTTTTGTAAAAATAAAAAGAGACGCTGTAATTGACGATCATATTAGGAGCATTGGAAATCCAGTTCCAAGTGTAAACGTTCAGCAATCTATTCAGCAGTATTATTTAAACACTTCTTCTGGAAATTCTCTTGAGGCGTTCTGGAAAGACGTAGGAGAAAATTGGTTTATTGATGAAGCAAGTAGAGGTCAAGTTGGTACAGGTACCACTACTAATACTAAAGGTCCTTATCCTGAAGATGATGGTTATGGAATTATTGGAGATGGAGCGGGCGCTAGAACTGGTTCAGCTAAATCAAATCTTAGATGTACAATGGAGTTGTCTTTAAATAAAATTAAAGATACTAATAAAATGGGTTATAATGTTGGAAACAACAAACAGGCTAATCAAGATTTTTTAGCTAAAATGTCAAAACAAGGAACTAAGTTTAGATGGAAAGAAGATCCATATCAACATATATATAGGATATCTCATGTTGTTAGTTCTGCAGATGGAAATACTAATGGAGATGGGATATTAAATTATAGTTCTAAAAATAGTGAAAAGAAAGAACCTAAAAATAAACCTATTAGACTTTATATAAGTTTTAAAACAACCGGATGGAGATTAACCGCTGATCAAAGTACCGCGGGTGCTACTTATCAATTTTTTCCTGAAGAAGAAGGTTTATATCCTTTTAACTATAAAAACGAATATACACCAAATATAAACGCCACTTACGACGCTTGGGATCCTACTAAGTATGGTTACGGTGATTATAATGATGTTAGTAGTAGTTATTCAGCTAGTTATACAGCTAATCAACCAGGGACAGCTTTAGCATCTTTAGGACAAAACTCTTCTTTTACAAATTCTGAATTAGATGGGCTTATTTATAGTAACACAATAGAAATAATTGATTTTTTTACTGGAGATGAAGAACCTGTTTTTACTGATAATCCAGCAGTTTGGGAAACAGAACCAAAAGAAGATAAAGGACTAGATATTTATTACGAAGCAAGCCAAGCATATCCTACGTTTTTAGACGAAACAACAAATGAACTATTTGCGCCGTACGGATGTACTGTTACATGTAAGGATACTATAGATAATAAAACTTTTTATATTCCTGATAGTACTGTTTTAGCAATTTGGTCACCAACTGGACACGGTGGTAATACTATATTATTAAATGTTAAAACTGAAGAAGTTGGTATAATAGATAATAGCACCGCGTTATCTGCAACTAATCCTGCTTTAGCAAATAACGCCGCTAATTTAACGTTTAACAATTTAAACTCAAATTATAAAGGTTTAGAATTAAGATTTACTAGACCAAATGGAAGTTATACTACAGCTAAAGTAAATTATTATTCAGGATGGACAAACGTTAACAATCACATAGATGGAACTTCTCCAGCTTATGTAGGCAACAGTAGCGATTACGTATTGTTAAAATTAGATAGAAATATAACCCATAGCACTATAAAGTTACCTTATTTTAATTGTTATACGTTTGGAAATGGAGTAGAATCAGATAGAATAAGAGATGATTTTAATGCTGTTAGGCTTGATAAAGGTGTTAAAGTTTCTACAGTATTAGATGAACCTTATAAAGAAGAACAAAGAACTAATGGGTTAATATACTCTGGAATATTTAACTCTAACAGTGGCGTTAATAATCTCAATCAATTTATAGCAGCAGAAAAAATAACTAAAGATGTTAATCCTAGTTATGGTAGTATACAAAAATTAAAAACAAGAGATACAAATTTAGTTGCTTTTTGTGAAGATAAAGTTTTAAAAATAATTGCAAATAAAGACGCGTTGTACAACGCTGATGGTAATCCTCAATTAACAGCTTCTAATGCCGTGTTAGGTGATGTTACGACTTTTGCGGGAGAGTTTGGTATATCAACAAACCCTGAATCTTTCGCTGAAGAATCTTTTAGAATGTATTTTACAGATAAACAAAGAGGAAAAGTATTAAGGCTGTCTCAAGATGGTATAACACCAATATCTTCAATGGGAATGGACGAGTATTTTGCAGATAATTTAAAACTAAGCAATACACTAATTGGTAGTTTTGACGATAGAAAAGGTGAATATAATTTAAACATTGGATCAGCAGTATTATCTTTTAATGAAAAATCAAAAGGTTGGGTTAGTTTTAAATCGTTCTTTTTTGAAAATGGTGTAAGTATAAACAATGAATATTATACTTTTAAAGACGGTCAAATATGGAAACATCATTCTAACGAAACTAGAAATAATTTTTACGATACACAATATGATTCCCATGTTGATGTTTTATTTAACGACAATTCTTCTATAGTCAAAAGTTTTGGTTCTATGAGTTACGAAGGCACGCAATCTAGAATAGCAGAAAACTTAACAGATAATAGTTATCACAATAACGAACAAAAAACTGGATGGTACGTAGAATCTGGAGAAACAGATTTACAAGAATCTGGACTTATGGAGTTTAAAGAAAAAGAAGGAAAGTGGTTTTCTCATATGAAAGGGGCTTCTATATCAGATATAAAAGATTTAAACAGTTCTGAATTTAACTTTCAAGGAATAGATATGTTACAATCCATTGGTGATGGTAGTGGAAATGGAGATGGAGAAGGTGAAGATGATGATCCTATCTTCTATCAATTTATAATAAAAGACTTAAATACAGGTTCTAATTATACTGTTTCCGAATATACTATAAACGGTTTGTCTGAAAATGATTTTATCTCGCCAACAGGAACTTTTAGCTCTCCTTTGTCTAATGGAAGTTGGTCTTCTCATGAAATAATTATATCTCCAAGCTCTGGATATACAGTAGAATCACGTGATTTTAATATATCAAACGGAAATCCAACCGTATCAAGCCCAGGAGGTTCTCCTGTTACGTCACCTCCATCCACATGGTCTTATAGAGATGATACATTTACAGGATCAGGCGGTGGTGTATCTGTAGGTACTGGACCTTATATAAGTGAAGTTGTTTTTATGGATTCTGAAAATATAGCAAATGATCCTAACTGGGTGGTAACAGAAACAAACACTATAATAGTGCAATGTATTGTATTAACTGACGCAAACGCGCCTGTTACAATGCCTAATAGTAATGTAGTTAATGAATTAGATATAAGAGGTGTCGCTAGAATATCTAATCCACCCCCACCACCTACATCATTTACTATAACAGTTGAAGACACTGGAGATCAAGATTAATTTAAACAAAAACTATGAATGATTCGTATTATATAAATAGCATAACAACAAATAGTATAAATGTAAACGGAGGAATATTAGACTCACCTAATGTTTTTCCACCGCAAAATATTTATAAACTAGTTGCTGCAGCAAATCCTGGTTATGATTTGTTAGCTAGAGAGTTTAAAATAGGATTAGCTAACAATCCAACCATGCATCTATCAAAAACAGGAGAGGTAAATTCTCAAACACAATGGCCTTCTAGATTTGAATGGGTAATAACAGATTTAAATCAAGTAGCGTCAACTCCATCTGGATTTGTAGAATCTAATGGTATTTATAAGGTAGTTATAGAAGACTCGCTAAATCCAACAAACGATCCTAATTGGACTTTAGTTGGTAACGACATTAATATATGGATATATTTTGGTAAAAACGAAACAACACCAATAGAGAGCTTAACAAATTTAAATATACTTTTAGACATAGATAGACAACAAACTGATCCATTAACTGAAGCAGATACACTGAGCTTAACTATTCCAGGACAACCTGGTACTAATTTTAATATAAACACTGTAAATATTTAACATGGCAATTACCAAAACTATTAACAGGACTGGAGGCAAAAGAAATATAACGTTAAGCGGTAATCCTGGCGCTAAATTTGAACTTTATGTAAAACAAGGTAGTAATTACTATAGTTTTGATACTAATAGTTTTCAAACAGTTGAAAAAATATTAAAGAACCAAACAATACCATCAAACGGAGTTTATGTGAAAGAAGTTATTTTACCAGAAGTTACATCAGATACATCTTATGATTTTTATATAAACGCTTTACCTGGTACTAACTTAAATGTGAGTAAAACACATACTCAAAAGATAGGAACTATATTCCAAAAAGCTACAAAAACAGCAACTTTTAACACGACATCTAGTTCTCTTACTATAGCGTCTGCTTTAACTGGAGGTACGTTGAGTGATGTTAATTCTTCTTTAATCCAAACTGGAGCTATAACAAAAGGTGGAAGTCCTCTACTATATATACATTCAACACCATCTTGGAACGCTGATGACGGTGGGAATTGGACAAACGCTAACACTGTTACAACAGTAGTAAATTATTTTAATGGAGCTGTTGTACAATTAAAAGATGGAACAAATATATCATCTGGTTATGCTGTAACTGGAGATAATATTGTAGATGAAATAACTGTATCGGCAATTAGTGGAAACAAAGTAACTTTATCTGCGGCCCAAAATCTAACAGATGGTCAAGAATTAACGTTTTCAAAAAGTGGTTGGGAAGTAGGTCCTATTACAGCTAAAATAACAAATAGTGGTACAAGTAGTATAACTATGAAAATGATAGCTGAAATTAAAAAAACAGGTATAGCAGATTTAACATCTGTTTGTAGCGTAGATAATTTTGTATCTGTAAAACCAAACGCATTTCCAGTTCCAAATATAGAGTGCCCTGAAGGGGGAGAGATTGCGATAGATGTTGTTACACAATGCATAAACTATCTTGGCACAACCAAAGATATAGACGCTAATTTAAGTAGTAAAACATTTAAAGTGCATTCTGTGCCAGCAGAAGGAACCTCTAGAAGACCAACTGGTAATCTTGATGATAATGGAGATATGATATATACAACGCTACCTTTCGCGGGTAGTTCAAGCGTTTCTGCTGGATCTAATATGGGTAGCGCTGGAGTTGGAGAAGTTACATATGCCGCTAATGCGCTACATGTTGCTGGTGATGAAGATTATTTTTATTACAAAACAGTTGATGCACAATCAACCCCAGTAACAAGCGCTACGGACCAAGGAAAAATATCAATAACAATAGTATAATATGCCAACAACTATATTAACATTTAATAACGATATAAACGTCTCTGTTCAAATTGGAGATGTTATTTATTATTCACCTACAACAGTAACAGGTAATTTTGACACAACTACTAGTATGATAGAATTAGGTACTGTTACAGCTATATCTGGAAACAATATAACGGTTAATTATACAACAGGTACAACTTTACCATCTGCTGGTGACTTTATAATGTTTGTAAAAGATAGGTCTGTTAACATGTCAAGTTTGTTAGGTTATTTTGCTAAATTTAGAATTAAAAATGATTCTACTGATAAATCTGAAATGTACTCTATATCTATAGACGCTTCTCAAAGTAGTAAATAAACGGTAAAAACTGTAACTATATTGTTATAGTAAATTAAATTTAATTCAATGAAAAAAGATATAGTTCTTAAAAATAGAGAACAAATACAAAAAATACAAGACATTTTAGTTTCTCAAGCTGATGGAGTTAATATAGAAGGAGATGGGAAACATATAGTACATAGCAGTAATTTTCCTTTAAAACACACATTTGCAGACAGTATATATGTAAGACAAATGGATATGAAGGCTGGGTCTATGGTCGTTGGCGCTATACATAACCACTTGCATGTTTGGTTTTTATTAACTGGTAGATTAGCAGTTGTAACTGAAAAAACAATAGAGGAGTTTATAGCGCCTTGTTACGTTTTAGCAGAGCCTGGTAGTAAAAGAGTTATATACGCTATGGAAGAATCTATATTTGTAAACGTACATAAAAATCCAAAAAATATAGAAGATATAAATAAACTAGAATCAGAAATAGTTTCTAAAACATTTGAAGAGTATGAACAATATATTAAAAATAATTAAGTTATGAGTTTTGTTATAGCAGGTGCATCAGTAGCAGCAGCTACAGGTATTACTAAACTAGTAATAGGCGCCAATCAAAAAAAGAAAGCAAAAGGTAGACAAGCTGCAGCCAAGTCTAAATTACAAACACAGATGAATGATTATATGGCTCAAGAAATTAAAAATCCTTATGAAAATCTAGAAAATACAATGGAGGATTTAACTGTAAACACACAAGCTGCTGATTTTGCCGCTCAAAAATCTGAACAAGCTAGAGCTGATATAATGCAAGGTATGGGCGCTGCGGCTGGTAGTAGTGGTATAGCAGCATTAGCCCAAACAATGGCTAATCAAGCGTCACAAGAAGCTCAAGCTGCTTCAGCTAGTATAGCTACTCAAGAAGCGGCTAATCAAAAAGCTGAAAGAGCAGAAGCTGGAAATATACAGGAGTTAGAAAGACAAGGTGCTGCACAAGTTGAGAATTTAAAAAGAGATAGAATGATGACTCAAATAGGTATGACACAAGGCGAATTAGCTGCTGAAAATCAAAATATAGCAAACGCTCAAGAAGCTATGATGTCTGGAATTGGAGATATAGGTTCTGGATTAGGTAGTTTAGGTGGACATGCTTCTTCAATGTTAGAAGCCGGTAAAACATTTGGTGGAAAAAATAGATTGTTAGATGATCAAGGGAATTACACAACCGGGTTTTTTGGTAAAGATTTAACTTAGTAAACAAATAGAATATGTCAGATAATATATACGATAAAGAAAACGAGCAAGATAAAAAGAATTTAATCCAACTAAGATCTGGAACAGCTGATCAACAAATGATTAACGCTGCATATATGGGTGCTAGAAGTAATCCTAATATGATGGAACATATGGATTTGTTAGATCATTTTCTATTAAAAACAAGAGCTGGATATAGTGGTACTAAGGCTATATATGAAGCTAAAGAAGCCGCGGAAAAGTTAGAACATGAAGAGTTAATGAAGGATATAGAAATAGATGCTCAAAATGTTATTAACATGTCTGGTAGTTTACCTAAAGGGTACTTTGATAAAATTTACGAACATGTAGAAGGCCTTAGAACTCAATACGCTGACGCAAAAAGAAACAACAATGAACAAGAAGCAGCTGGATTAAGAGCTCAGTTAAATACTCTTTCAGTTAATATAGGTCAAACAAAAGAAAATATTTTAAACAACTCAAAAACTATACTTGGTGATGATGGTAATTCGGATTTAACAAATTTATCTTTACATCAAGAAAGAATTATATCTGCTTGTAAAGAAAAAAATGCTGTTTTTCACGATGGTACATTAAAGTGGACAAATCCTAATTATGAAAAAATGTCTAAGGAATATAAAATTCAAACAGGTAAAAATATAGAAGGTGAAGCTGTTTATGAATACACATCAGAACCTTATCGTGAAGAAACACAAATTAAAAAACTATCTTATGATGACTTTGTAATGAGAGCTAAAATTCCACCAGGTATGCTTAGTGAAGAAGAATATAACGCAGATCCAGAAATGGGTGTTTTTCCAACAAAAGTTGAGGTACCTAATCAAAAAAATAATGAGTATGATCCTAGAGAAAAAGAATATTACACTATAGAAGATTTTAATAAAGCTACAGTAAGTAAAGATTATGTTTTTAAAGAAAATAATTTATCTCTTGAAAAAGAGATTGCTATTGCAGGTCAAGAATTTAAAAATGGCACAAGTACAATAGATTTTGACAAGAATAGTTATTATAAACGAAACTTAGAGAGTATTAATAAAGAAAATATTCAGTTTTTATTAAGAGATGATTTTGGAGTAGATATGACTTTTGAACAAGCTTTGGATCAACATCCAGATATGATGTCGCTTTTTAATATTGGTGAAATATCTGCAAGCGATATAGTCAGTGAAGATTTAGATGGAGATGGTGTGTTAGATTACACAGGTGATCCTAACGACGTATATGAAAATACTATTTTTTCAGAATCTTATTTAAATTCTCCATCAAATATTATCAAATATGATACTGATGGTAATAAGATTGTAACTTGGGAGGATTTTGGAAGTACTCCTGAGGAAGCTAGAAAAAAACTTATTGAAACAATAACTCAACCCGACGCTACTAATTTTAACTATGATATTAGTAGAGATTTATTAGCTGATTACATGACTAGAAGACAAGAAAAGATATTTTATAAAGACACTAAACCAATGACGTGGGAGGATATTTTACAGTATAGAGGTAAAACCCTTGAAGAATTTGAACAAGACGGTGGTAGTATAGGGTTTTTGAAAACAGTAAAAGGTATAAAATTTGACGATTTGAAGAAAGGAAAAAAGAGTAAGATATTGATTAGCCAGCAATTCTATAACAGAAATCTATTTCCTAACCAAACTAAAAAAGGTAGATAAAGTTTAATATTATATTTATGAATCATTTAACTGAAATATTACAAGAGTACGTAGCTACTGCTAACAATCCTGATTACGGAGGTAATTGGGAGGTTATTAATAGTAAGTTCCCAGAATTGCAATCTTACGATAAAGACGTGTTGCAAGAATATGTAGAAACTGCTAATAATCCAAGTTATGGAGAGAACTGGAATATTATTAATGGTAAATTTCCAGAATTTTTTAATCCAAAGAAAAACAAATCAACTTCTAATTCCCCTAAAATTAACACATCTGTTAATAAAAAATCAAAAACAAGTAATAAATCTAATACTGACGGCGACTATACCTATGAAGATCTTTATGGTGAAAACTGGCAATCAATAATAGACGAGGTTGTTAAGAAAGGTCCTAAACATATGGATGTGTTTTCTAAAAGACATGCTGGAAAAACTGGTTATGATCAAAGATTTTGGAACGAAGATGGTAGTTTAAAGACTGCCGATGAAATGCACGATTATAGTAGTAACAATACCTTAGGTGGAAAAATGTTTAAAATTTACGAAAAAACAAAAAAATCTATAGAAGATAAGTTTTCACCCGTTATTGAGAAAATGACAGAAACTGGAAAAGATATATATGCTGATTTAAAGGAAAGAGGAGCTATAGAAAAAGAATTAGAAAATAAGATTGTAAATCAAGAAGGTGTTGTTGTAGATGCAAATAATGAACCTGTAGAAATTAAAGAATATGATGGTAGTTATATAATATCAGACGAAGAGGAAAGTGAATTGTTAAATATAACAGATGATTCATTAAACTCATCAGCCAAAGAAAAAAGTAAATATGCTACATATAGAATAAATCAAGGTGCTCTTGATTGGGACATGGGTGATGAAGAACTTAAAGACGAAAAAGGTACTAGTTCGTATCAAAAATGGAGAGGTAAAAGATATGGAAATATAGTAAGAAAAGAAGAGTATAAAAGAGTAGATTCACGTGGAGGATATTCATGGAGAAAAACTGATAATGTAAAATTTGAATATATAAATTCAGACGGATCAACTAGAAAAGCAACTAAAGAAGAGATTCAAAATTGGGGAGAAAGAGATTATATCACAAAGTGGAACAAGAAAATCAATAAAAAAATAAATGATGGTATTGATGAACGTAATAAAAAATTACTTTATAAAAACCCTGAGGAATATCTTTATAACGCACAATACCACGCACACAGTCAAGATGTTGAGTTAGAAGATTTACCGTCTTTAAAAGAAATAGATGAACTAAGTGATGATGTTTTAGCAGAAGGATACGATCAAGAACGTATTAAGGAAGAGTGGACTGAAGAAGATATTGTATTTGGGTATAATGTTTCTAAAGGAAAAATAGTTAATGCGGTTTATGAAGACTATAAAGGAAAATATAGACTATATGTAGAAGATGACGTTACCGATAAAAATGGTGATGTAATTAAATCCGGTGGAGCTAAAAAAATATATTTAGATTGGGAAATAGATACGCCTCAAAAAATTATAGATGATTATAACGAATACGAAAATAAAAAATTATCACACATTGGAAATGTAATAGTTCCAAAATTAAAAAAAGATGGCAAATGGGATGAGAGTGGAGAAGGTGATAATACTAAACTTATAAATAAGGAATTAAAGAAATGGAGTGGTTATGATGAAACACAAGAAGAGAATTACAGGAAATGGCATAGTGAAAATAAATATCAAAACGAACAAAACTATATAGATTTTAATACAAACGCACTTCAACAACAATGGGATATTATCGATGATCAAGTAGAAGAAAATTTAATATCTTATTATCAAAAAGAAAGTAAAGAAGTTCAAAAAAATATAAGTGAGGACTTAACAGCGGAAATGTATACTAAATTTGAAGGAGATGAATATGGTAATATTTATGTAAAAGAAGATTTAGATTGGGAGGGTTATGAAGAGGGAGATTTAATAACAAAAGAAAAGTTAGACGAGTATCTTGAAGATGAATTTCAAGAAAGATTTTCTAATGATCCTAGAATTAAAAAATTAGAAAAAGAAGTTGACCAACTTTATAAAAACGCTAGAGATAGCTTTGTTGACAAATGGAAACCAACTTATAATTTAATTGGTAAAGATAGACTAGAAGAAATTAGCAGTATCTATACGGCAACAATGAAAAAATATGGGGACAACATTTCTCCAGCATCAAAAAAAGGTACTATTGATATTTTATGGAAAAGATTAGAAAAATCTTTAACTGAAGAATATAATAATATGGATGGTGACGCCTATGGATTAGCTGATTACATAGACCAAAGAAAACATGAGTTTTATACTTATATGTTTGATGAATCTGGTCTAGGATTAGGGACAGGCAAAGATGGAGGAATGTCTGATTATCGCAGGCAGCTTATACTTCAAACTATAAATGATAATCAATCGTTAATAAAAGAAAAAATATTAAAAGATGCAGCTGAAGACGATGGTGTTTTTGATGCTGGTGATTATTATGGTATTTTACCAACTAAAGAGCTTCAATATTATAGAGAGGGAACATCAGAAGACGTAGAAGGTTACGATGATATAGGACAAACAAATTACAATGTTGATAAAACTATAAATCTCTCTAATAAAATTTTAGATCAAGAAACTAAAAATAAATATGATGTAGATTCTTTTTGGGAAGGATTTACATCATTAGAATCACACGAGTATGTTCCTGTTGTGAGCGCTATATCTAATATACAAAGTCTTTATGATGTAAAAAAATTAGCAGAAAAACCATGGGAAGAATTAAGTCAAGCAGAAAAAGATTATTTAAGATTATATAATTTAAAAAATGATTCAGACCAAAGAGTAAAAGATATATCTTCTTATTGGTATGGTGGTGGTAAATTAACAGCTGAAATGTTACCTTATGTAGCTGAATTTGTTTTTACAAGCCCAGCCTTTTCTGCGGCTAGAGTTGGGTTGCAAAAAACAATTTTAAAGAGCGCTATAAAAAGAACTGGTAAACAAATAGATGATTTAGTTTTAAAAAGAGTATTAGCAAATCCATCAGCTCATTTAAATAATGCCGCTAAGTTTAGCTCTTGGTTTTTAGCTACTGGTGCTCATACAGCGGCAAATCCACAACGTTATATTGAAGCCACTATGCAAAACATGGTTCCGGAAATGGCGTTGATGATGAGTGAAGATGGTACTGAATTAGTTTCTGCTGTAACAAAAGAAGGAGATAACGTGTTAAAAGCTTTTGCAAAAGGATACGGTACAACATGGGCGGAGTTTATGACAGAACGTGTTGGTGAGGCGGTTCCTATGTTTGGTAGATGGGGTGGCAAACAGATTGGTAAACTAAAAGGAGGTAAGGAGTTTTTAGAAAGACTTGTTATTAGTAGATACTTATCTAAAGCCATGAACAAAATGGGATTAACTTTAGATGAAGCTAAAATTCATTTCTTGAAAAGAGCAAAAGATGGAATAGGTTGGAATGGGTTTTTAGGGGAGGTCTTTGAAGAAACAGTTAACCAACCTTTATCTAACCTTATAAATGGTGATGACGCGTTTGAAGGCATGGATTATAGATTTTTCGGTGAATTATCTGTATCTATGGGTACAACTAGTTTAGCTTTTGGTGGTCTTGGAATGTTAGCAAGTAGAAGAAATAAAACTAAAGCTGGTTATTCAGTTAGTGAAAATGGAACAGTTGTAACATACAAAACCAAAGCAGAGTTTAACGAAAGATTAGATCTTTTAGAAAAACAAGGTAAGTTAAACAATCCTAACTACACTATTAATATCGATGTAAATAATGATGTAACTACTTTTCAAGACACTGAGGGTAGGTTAAGTAAATATAAAGATAAAAATAATAAAGTTAACAACGTTAAAAAAGATTTCTTTGATTTAGGTTTAGCATCAGAAATAGAACTTACAGAAGAAATCGCAGAAAATCAAAATGACTATAGTAATTTAACAACTATAGAAGAACAGTTAAATGAAAAATATCAAGAGAGACAAGATATATTAGACAGCGATATATCTGGTAGACAAAAAAATAAAGCTTTAAGAAAAAACCAAAAAGAACTTAAAAATCTTGAACAAGCTAAGATGGACGTAATAAATCCATATTTAAGTAAAGTAGAAAAAAGAAAAAGATTTAAGTCTTATAAAAAGATAACTGAAAACGTAAAAGATCTTAATGAGAAAATGAAACTTGACACTCAAATAATAGAGAAGTCAACTGGTGAAGGAACTAAAAAAGCTATATTAGAAGATGTAAAAAGACAATTGTTAGAAACCAAATATGGTGGACAATGGAGTTTAGATGGTAAAACTTGGAAAAATCAAGATGGTAGATTAGAGCAAGAGTATATAGATAATCCTATATGGCAAAGATATTTAACCGAAAAAGAAAAACAAACTATCGCTGAATTAGAAGGTGATCTAATGGATAACTCTAATTTAATGAAGGGACTTGAAGATAACCCTCATGGTATGATAAGTAAAGACGGTAAATATATTTTTATAAATAAGTCTAGTGCGTTAGCTAAAAATGGAGGAAACATAAACGTTGCTGCTCACGAATTTCTACATAGAGCTTTAAAGACTATGATCGATAATAATCCTCATACACAGTTAGCTTTAGGTAGCGCTGTGCACAAATATGTTATGTCTATAGATCCGAAACAATACGGCGGTGATTTTAATCGTAGATTGCAAGCTTATCAAGATGGTAGCACTCAAACTGAAATGAGTAATATAGAACAAGCTTGGGTGTTACTTCAACAAAACATTGATCCAGCAACTGGTGAACAATTAACAGCTTCTCAAAGAAAAAACAAAGAAGTTGATATGAAAAAGTTAACTAATAGATACATTGAACTTCAAAACTCGTACAACAATGTAATGGCTGAAGAAGCTTTAACTTTATTATCAGATGCTTTCGCTATGGGTAACTTAAACATGAGTAACAAAAGATTAAGTGTTTTAGGTAAGATATTTGAAAGAATATTAAATGCGATTGGTGTTAGAGCTAAATTTGAAAATGGTGAAGCTGTTTATGATTTTGTATCTGAATTTACAAGCAGCATACAAAAAGGTAAAGTTAGTAGAAGATTAAGAAAACAACTATCTCAAAAAGCTGAATTAAAAGGACAGCTAAAAGAAGATAAAATTACATTACAAAGAAAAAAAATAAAACGTTATCAAAACGTACAGTTTTCTAAAGCTGTAAATAAAAACGAACAAGAACTAGGTTTAGCTGCTAATACTCCAGCTATAATAAAGAAAAACGAAGAGTTACAACAACAAATATTAGATGCTTACGAAAATAGAGAAACAACTAGAGATAAAAATGGTAAGATAATAGTGCCCGAATATATTCGCGAGAAATTAGTAGATAACAACATGCCTAGAGTTACAGCTTTAGCAGCACAAGCAGCTAATGCTGGTAAGAATATAGAACTAGAACAAGATAAGAAAAAAGGATTTGATCAATTTTTCCCTGAGTATTATTTAAAACTAGTAGATTTAGCTAGAACTTATAACGCAGAGAAAGTACCATTCGGTGCTTACATGAACAATTTGCTTCCTTTAAAATATTCTGGTATATTAAAAGACTTAAAGAAAGGAGAAATTGAAGGTACTGTTGGCGTCTCAGAGGCAACTGGAATAGCTACTGAAGACACTAGAACACCAGAGGAAATTGGAAAGTTAATCAAATTATATAAAAGATTTGGTGACATGGGAAAAGTCCATAATTTAAAAGTTAAACTTGCTATAAGTAAAGGTGAATTTGATCCCGCGAAAGAGAATATTTCCAGAATAGGAGTTAACACAATTGATTTATTTCCTCAAATAACACAGTTAATGTTTGGTGTTGTACCAAAAGAAGGTAATCTTACTCAAGGAGATATAAAACAAGCGCAAATGTTTATCAACAATTATGTTGATACAATCGCCGCTATACTTCCAAAATACGATAAAGTTACTGTAAAGATAAATCCAAAGACAAAGAAACCTTCTAAAATTAAATCTATTGGATTGCCAAGAAAATTATTAAAACTTTTTTATACAAAGAGTGAGAAAAGGATTGGTAATGATTATATATGGATTAGAGACAACGTTATAGATACTAATAAATTATTAAAATACGTTGGTATAACAGAGAGAACTAAACCTAACTTATATAAAAAAGATGATAACACAAGTCAATCTGTAATAGCCCTTATGAATCTTGTTGGGAGAATGATGACTAACCAAGCGTCTAGAGAGTATTTTTGGGAGAATAAAATGCCTTTAGAAAATATGGGTACGTTGATGGAATCTATGGGTACTAATATGTTTAGTAAATCCGTTAATAGTGCCTCTGTAGGTGACAAAGCTTTATTCTTTGCCGCGTTACCAAAGTTAGGAGAAAACTATAAAAAGCATGGTAACAGCATGAGGAAAGCTTTTAACATGACTTATAGTCCTAATTTATTTGGTGACAAAAGAGAAGATGTTATAAAAGATTTAGAGAATTATATAGAAACTTACGAGCAATATGTAGCTGAAGCTACTCTTACTGGGGAACCAATGTTATCTTTAGAAAACTACATTAGCGAACAAACAATGGGTTTAACGCTTGAAAAAAATCTAAGTGATATTATAGGAACAAATCTTAAGGGAGCTTTTAAAGATAAAAACAAATTAACAAGTGCTAGAAACGCTGTATCTAAAGTAGTTGCAGAAGGCTACGTATCAGTAGAACAAGCAGAAAGATTTTTAAAGTTCTTAGCGGCAACTGGAAATATAGGTGGTACAACACTTATGCCTAATAAAAAAGGTGATTTAGTTATAAATGAAGAGCATTGGCAATTAAAAATACTAAATACAACAGAGCAATTAGAAGTAGCTAAAGCTAAAAAAGATAAAAAGAAAATAAAAACTCTTCAAGATCGTATAGCTAAATACACGGAAAATATAGAAAAAGATATACAAATAGAAGCTAAAATGTACGGGTTGTTTAAAGGTGTAGAAGATTTAAAAACTGTTGTAACTCAAAACGTAAAAAGAACAGGAATAGAAATACCACCAAACACTCCACAAAATGTTAACGTAAAATTAAATACAAAAAAAGACATACAAGCGCAAGAAGATTCTTCTATGAGAAACAAAATGTTTTTGAGGAATTTTGCGGAAGGATTACGATCTTTACAAAATGAAGGTAAAATAAACCAAACAGACATAGGTATGATTTTGCTAGCACTTGGAAACGTTGGTATGAGTACCCCTATAGCTGCCGCGGCAAAAGTGGCGTATACTACTCCTGGCGTTAAAACAAAATCAACCCATAGATATGAACATTTAATACCTAGAAAAATAGTTACGTTATATTATGCTAATTCTATAGTAGACGGTAGTGCTCAAAGTCAGTTAGAGTTTGATAATTTATTAGATCAATTTGTTGTTGCTATTATACCTCAAGAACAAGATGAAATTGTTAACAACGCAAAATATAAAGACTCTATGCCTAATCCTTGGATAATAGGCATGGATCCGTTAATGAGATATTTTAATTTAAGAACTTTTGGAAAAATAAATTTAGATTTAATAGATGTAAAGACTGGTAAACCAATAACTAAATATCAAAACTTTAAAAAGGTACATGATATACTTGGTGAAAATCATGATAAAGCAGTTATGTATAATAATGCTATTTTAGCATCACGTGTTGTTGCACCATCAAGAGGTATGAGTACATTTGATTTTGATGAAACATTAATAGATCAAGGAGAAAATTTTATTATAGCTACTGATCCTAATACTGGTAACCAAACAAAAATAACATCTGCTAATTGGCCCTTAGAAGGACCTAACTTTGCTGCCCAAGGGTATGAATTTGATTTTACAGATTTTGTTAACGTAAGAGGTGGTGTTAAAGGACCTTTATTTAAAAAGCTTCAGAATCAAATTAAAAAGTACGGAAACGAAAACGTTTATGTTTTAACAGCTAGACCAGCAGAAAGTGCTTCAGCTATACACGAATGGTTAAAAGCAAATAATGTTGATCTTCCATTAGAAAACATAACAGGCTTAGGTAATAGTACTGGTGAAGCTAAAGCAGAATGGATGTTAGGTAAATTTGCAGAAGGTTATAATGATATGTATTTTGTTGACGATGCCTTGCCTAATGTTAAAGCTGTTAAGGATGTTTTAGATCAATTAGATATTAAATCTAATGTTCAACAAGCAAGACATAACTTTAGTAAGAGTGCAAAAAGAGAATTTAGCTCTATAATGGAAAATGCAACTTTAGATCTAAATAGAATATTAGAACAAACTAAAGGTGTTAAAGCAGAAGCGAGATTTTCAGCTGCTCAAGCAAAAATTAGAGGAGGTAAAATAGGTAGATATAAAATATTTTTACCACCGTCAGCACAAGACTTTAAAGGTTTATTATATTACTTTTTAGGTAAAGGTAAAGTTGGAGAGCGTCAAATGGCTTTCTTTGACAAAGCATTAATAAAACCTTTTGCAAAAGCTATAAGTGAAATTAACTCTTTTAAACAAAATTTGAACAACAAGTATAAAGCTGCTTTAAAAGAATTTGGAGTTAAAAAATTATTAAGTCAAAAAGTTGGGGATACAAACTTTACAGCAGAACAAGCTGTTAGGGTTTACTTATGGAACAAAGCTGGTTATGAAATCCCAGGTTTATCTAAAAGAGATTTAAATACTTTAGTTAGTTTTGTAGAAAAAAATGAAAATTTATTAGGTTTTGCTGAAACAATTAGTAAAGCAACAGAACAGGCTGCTGGATATACAGAACCTTCTGAGTTTTGGACTGTAGAAACTATATTAAGTGATTTACACAGTTTGTCAAACGAGATGAAAAGATCAGACTTTTTAGCTGAGTGGAAACAAAACGTAGATAATATTTTCTCTACAGAAAACATGAATAAAATAGAGGCTTTATATGGTAGTAGATTTAGAGAGGCTTTAGAAGACATGTTATACGCTATGGAGTTTGGAACGAGTAGAGAAAAGGGTAGTAGCAGAATCGTTAATGCGTTTAATAATTGGGCTAATCAATCAGTTGGTGCCATCATGTTCTTTAACATGAGATCAGCTTTGCTACAAACAATATCTGCTGTTAACTTTATAAATTGGTCAGACAATAATCCTTTAAAAGCCGGTATGGCATTTGCTAATCAACCACAGTTTTGGAAAGACTTCGCTATGATATTTAATTCTGACATGCTTAAACAGAGACGTGGTGGACAACAACGTGGAGTTAATGAAACAGAACTTGCTAACGCTGTTGCTGGGTCAACTAATAAAGCTAAGGCTGCTTTAAACTGGTTGTTAACAAAAGGATTTTTACCAACACAAATCGCGGATAGCTTTGCTATTGCTTCAGGTGGTGCTTCATTTTATAGAAATAGATTTAATACATATGTAAAACAAGGGTATTCACAAGAAGACGCGCATAATATGGCTTTTCAAGATTTCCAAGAAAATGCAGAAGCAAGTCAGCAGTCAGCTAGACCAGATATGATATCTCAACAACAAAGAAGTCCACTTGGTAGATATATACTAGCGTTTAAAAACACACCAATGCAATATGCTAGATTGGTGCAAAAAGCTTATAAAGATTTAATAAATCGTAGAGGCGATGCTAAAACAAATATGAGTAAAATCGTTTACTATATGGCTGTACAAAATCTAATATTTACAGCATTACAATCAGCTTTAGGTTCTATGATAGGTGATGATGAAGAAGACATGATGCCTACATACGAAAGAATAGCTAACAACATGGTAGATAACTTTGTAGGTGGTTTTGGTATAGGTGGGCAAGCTGTTGTTACTGTTAAAGGTACTATCCAAGAATTTTTTAAACAAGAAGGAAAAGATTGGGGAAGTGATCATGCTTATACTATATTAAGATTATTTGGATTATCTCCAACTATAGGTTCTAAAGGTAGAAAAGTATATTCAGCTATACAAACAAATAAATTTAATAAAGAAGTCATGGAAGAAATGAGCTTATTAAATGTTGACAATCCTGCTTATTCTATATTTGGTAATTTAGTATCCGCGGTATTTAATGTTCCTTTAGATAGACTTGTTAAAAAAGTAGATAATATAGACGCTGCGATAACTGAAGACATAAACACTTGGCAAAGAATAGCTTTGATGATGGGTTGGAATACTTGGGATTTAGGCATTAAAGACCAAGACATATTAGATCTAAAAGAAGAGATAAAAGAAAAGAAAAAAATTGAAAAGGAAAAAGACAAGAAAAAGAAAAAAGAAGAGAAGAAAAAAGAAAAAGAAAAAGAAAAAATAGAATTAGAAAAAGAAAACTTTGAGCTTCAAGATAAAGAAAAAGAAGAAGGTAAAGATGTAATATGTGCTGGGATCAGTAAAAACGGTAAAAGATGTAAGAAAAAAGTTCTTGAAGGAAAAAGATATTGTACTGTGCATGAAAAAGTAGAAAAAAACGAAAGCGGGGAAAAGGTGCGATGTAAAAAGATTAAGTCTGATGGAGATCGTTGTAAGATGAAAACTAGTTCTACAAGTGGTTACTGTTATTACCACGATTAAAAAAAGTGAAAAACAAGTGATAATATAATAATATAAAGACACTAAAAAAAATGGCTAAAGAATTAAATGAAGATACAGGTTTTAATGTAAGCATAAAAACATTGGGAGGTATAGCTGCTCTTATAGCAGCGATGGTTGGTATGTGGTATAGTTTACAGGCTGAAATTGCCGAAGCAAAAGAACTGCCAGTTATAGAAATACCTGATCCTGAAGTTACACGAATGGAGTTTGATATGAAAGATCAAATGATTAGACAAACTATCATGACTACACAAGAAGATGTTAAAGAAATAAAAGAGTCAATAGAAAAAATAGAAGACAAACTTTACGAATAAAAAACAAATTAAATGAAATTTACTGCAAAACGGAAGATATTTACAGTGTATATGTTAATAATTATCTTCACTATATTAGCTAACTCTGCTTTTGGACAAGTAACCGTTAAACATTTTAATGCTGAATGGAACAAATCTAATGGAGTAGAATGGTTTATGGATTTGAAAGATTGCAACACTAAAAGCTATGTTGATATAGGTAAAAATCCAGAAGCACAGAAAAAATATAAAATAGCCGTTGTACCTACAATTATAATATTTAAAGACGGTGAAGAAGTTTCTAGATTTCAAGCTGATTTAAGTTTTAAAATGTTAGCCACAAAAGAAGAAGTACAAGAAGAAATAGACAATCAATTAATGAGTGATTTTTAACATGGTATATAAAATGAGCGGTTGGAGTGGGTACCAAAACTCACCATTAGATAAAAAAGAAAAATTTAAACCACATATGATGTATAGCAAAACCGGCGAAAGTAAAATAGCTAACACGTATGAAGAACATTTAAATTTGCAAGAAAAAGGTTGGGGTCATACAAAACCTAAAAAACAAAGTAAATGAAAAAAATATTTATATTATTACTATTACCTATAATAACTTTCGCACAAAAAGAAGTTGTTATACATATCAAAACAGATAACTATCCTAGTGAGACAAAATGGACTTTATATAAAGACGCTTATCAAGGAAGCATAATAGCTTCAGTTCCTTATGGACATTATACTCAAAGTAACACTATGCATAGAGACACTGTTTATATGGCAGATAGTATTACTGATATATCTTGGGTTATATTTGATAGTTATGGAGATGGAATTGTAAACGGTGAGTATTACGTAACTATATGTGGGGATACATTAATTAACTATCCTGTATCTACGTTTACAACTGGATTAATACATAATAGAGTTGTGCCACAATGCATGCCCCAACCACCACCATCATCTGGATGTGTTCCAGCTATGGTAAATATTAATTTAGATCAATATCAAAGTGAAACAACTTGGGATATAAAAGATTCAACAGGTGCTATTATAGCAGCAGGAGGACCTTATACAAACGCTCCTGATTATCAACCACAATTTGAACCAGTATGTTTACCCACAGGTAATCTAACTTTTACAATATACGATTCTTATGGAGACGGACTAGCTGGTAGCTTGTGGGGAGGGCAAGACGGGTCTTACTACCTGATACAATGTGGAGATACCTTAGTGCATGGTACCGTTGCTAACTTTGGGACAGATTCCACTCATACCTTTATATCAGACACCTGCGTTCCTCCACCACCAGTACCAGGATGTACAGATGAAGATTATGTAGAATATAATCCTTTAGCAACTGTAGATGACTCATCGTGTGTAACTTTAAAGATTTGGGGTTGTACTGATTCTACAATGTTTAATTATAATCCTATAGCTAACACAATGGATTATATAGATAGTTGTGATTATACACTTATATTACATGATCTTGTAGGAAATGGTTGGGTTGGTAGTAAATTAGAAATATATCAAGAAGACAAAGATACTAGCGTGTTTTTTATGACACAACCTAGTTTAAATCAACAGTTTTCTATAAACTTATATGCTCCTGAAGAAGTACAAGCTAAATTTTTTGTTTCTCAACAAGCTCAACACACGGCGTTAGAATGTGGTTTTACTTTAATAAACCCTTATGGTGATACTGTTATAAGTGTTGTTCCACCGTTTATAGTACCGTTTCAAACATATACAGGTACAACATACTGCGGAAACACATGTATAGAAATAATAGAAGGTTGTATGGATAGTTTGGCGTTTAATTACAATTCTTTAGCAAATACATCTGAAACTTGTTATTATAGTCCCGGATGTACGTCTCCTGCATATCTAGAGTATCATATCGATACATCTAACGCAGTTTATTCGGATTTTAATATACAGGATAGTTGTCAAACTTTAGCTGTGTTTGGATGCACGGATTCAATTGCGTTTAATTATGAGCCTGAAGCCAACGTAGATAATGGTGGGTGCGTTCCTGTTATATATGGGTGTATGGAAAGTCTTGCATTTAACTACAACCCATTAGCTAACACTCCTGATACATGTATAGCCTATCTATACGGGTGTACAGATCCAACTATGTTTAATTATGACTCATTAGCAAATGCTGACGATGGATCATGTGTACCATTTGTGTACGGTTGTACTGATTCTACTATGTTTAATTTTAATCCTTTGGCAAATGCAGAGTATACTCCTACCAATTGTACTCCTTATATTTATGGTTGTACCGATCCTTCTATGCTTAACTATAACCCACAAGCTAACACAGAAGATTTTAGCTGTATACCTTATATTTACGGTTGTACTGATAGTACTGCCCTTAACTATGATTCAACAGCTAATACTGATAATGGTTCGTGTGTGGCTATGGTTGAAGGATGCATGGATCAGTCTGCGTACAACTATGATATTACGGCTAATGTTAATGATTCTGCTTCTTGCTTATATAGTGCTAATTGTGTCACTGGTCCAGGTAATCCTTACTGGCTTAATGACCCTTGTTACGAATGGGTAATAGAAATAGATGAATATTGTTGTGAAAATGAATGGGATACAATCTGTCAAGCTACTTACGCTTACTGCGAGGGAACTTGGATAGGACCTTTACCAAAAAGATTTGATAAACAATTACTAATGGTTACTGATATACTTGGTAGACCAGCAAAACCAGGTAATAATAAAATATTGTTATTTATATATAACGATGGAACAGTAGAAAAAAAATATACGAGATGAGAAATACACCATTAAAAGCATTTGCGTCACCATTAAAACATGATATGGAAAAAGAACATGCTCATTCGGAAGATGCTAGTAGAAGCTCGAGACCTTATATAACAGTTGATGGAGAACACGGAAGCACTATGAATATTGAAAATGTTTCTGGACATTCTTCTACTCAAGGAACTTATAGTGAATTATACCGAAAATCTCGAGATAAGAAAATAAAAGAAATAAGAGCTAGTCAAAAGAAAAAATGAAAAAATTATTACTAGTATTACTAATAGGTTTAACCTCTTGTATTGTACCACAACATATTGAATCCGATAAGTGTTGTGATAAACACACCTATATTCCTACTTATTATCAACCTACAAGAGTTGTTATAATAAAGAAAGATAAACCAATATATAAAAGAAATATAAAAGTTAAAATAAATAAACATAGAAAAACTATAAAAAGAAAATGAAGAAAATATTAATATTACTCTTATTGCCATTATTTAGTTTTTCACAGTTTACTTACAAAGGATACGAATATAATATTGAGAATATTTTTAAAAATCAATTAAAGTTTTCTACTATATATGGAGCTGTTAATGGTGGAAATTCTATATCTGATGTTAAAACATTTTCTATTCTTGATGGTTTACAAACTTCAACAATAGAAACTCCATTTGATTATTCTGTTACCATAGGTATTAGAAAGATAGCTAGATTTGGACATGAAAATAAAGCTCAAACATTTTATGACGGTACAGAATCTAATTATACAGATGCTGCTACTGTAGGTAAAGTACAGGGATTTGAGTATTTATTTGAGGTAGATTATGCTAGACAACAAGGTATAGATTATATAGACCAACACCATTTTATTAGATATAGTTCTGATGATAATTGTGATGGGCCTTTATGCATAGATCATTTTGCTGCTAAAGTAGAGTATTTAAAAGATGGTTTTGCAGATGTTGAATATTTTGAATTATCAGAAAGATATAGGTATAAAAAAGATAAAAACTTAGCGTTTAGTATAGGTGCTGTACATAGATTAGCAGAACCGTATGGATACGATCCTTTAGCGGATTGGATGTTGTCAAATGGTAATTTACATTACACTTATTTAGCTTTAGAAGAGGGGTATAATGTAGACGTAGCTAATGATATATATATGGATCCTGATGGAAACATTGTTGCTAATAGCGCTGATGTATGGAAAGAAATTGTTATACCTCAGGTGCTAGCAGATTATACAACCAAAAAAAGAAATGAATTAGAGAGAATCATACAGCACTCTATTGTTATAGGTTTTGATTACTATAAATATACCAAAAGCAATTGGTTACACGCTTGGGGAAATATATTACCTTATCATTATAATGATGGTAATGAGTTTTCTTATCATAATTATATAGAAGACAACCAATGGTATGATTATTCTGGAGGCATTATATTTGGGCAAAAAGTTAGTAAGCAATTAGGATTATTTGCTGAAGGTAAATATAATAAATATTGGAATAGAGAATGGTATGATTTTAAATTTGGTATTAATTATATTATAAGGTAATGAAAATTGGTACTAAAAGACAAGAAAGATTTAAAAAATCAAACACAGGTTATATACAAAAAAATAATCCATTTCCAGTGACTAGCTGTGGAAGAAGAAGAACGTTAATGATGACAAACAAACCTGTAAAATTATTTATGAAAAATAAAAATACGAATTATGACATTTAAAATGAAAGGTTCTCCACATAAAATGGGGGCAATAATAGGTACTTCTGCTTTTAAACAAGATAAAAACAAAACAGTAACAAAAAAAGAAAAAGAATATGCTACGGCAGGTATACCTGGAACTGTTTATGACGTAGATGGCAACAAAGTGTCTACAGATAATATGGACCACGGTAATTTAACTGAGTGGAAAACTGGTGAAGATGGTAGAAAATATTTCACCGTTAAAGAAGACACAAAAAGATACGAGGCGGATACTAGATTTTATTTAAAATCTAAATAAAGACCGTGTATACTTATAAAATTTCCCCATTAAAAGTA